GTGGTCCAAGGCAAGGCGTGCAGACAGGGGGCTGCGCCCCCCGAACCCCCCCGCCTCCCTCGCTAACGCTCGGTCGTCGACCCTCCGGGGGCGGGGAGGGGGGAGAGGCTATGGTAATACTGGAATGCCATAGCCTCTCTCTTTTTTTTCGGGCAGGTAGTTCGCGCGCTAAACATTCCTTTTTGTTGGTCTCGGACTATATTAGGTCTCCGTGCCTAGGTTGCGTGAATAATCCCACAATGGCGTTCCGAAGAAAAGTTTACAAAAAGAAGAAGCGTTTTGGAAAAAAGCGCGCTTTTAAAAAAACCGTTAGGAAAGTTTATCGAAGAAGGCGGAGTTTTAAGAAAAAGCGTGTTACTAGGAGAGCATCACTAAAAGTAAATGGATCTCTTAACATGGCTAGATTCAAGATTCGAGTCAACAGGCGCGATCTCGAACTTGGAGATAGTCCTAAAATTCTTGCTTTGGGGAACGCAGCAGATTTGGCATATACTAAATTGGCTGCAAATTTACCAGTCCTCAACATCTACAACCAATATAGGATCGATAGGATCGTCACTCATTGGAGAATTAAAAACCGCAATCGGACTGATTGGAGAGGCGATATTGTTAACCACGCTCTTGTTTATAAGGTACCAAACGACAGTACAGGACCAGATGCAACACTCGAACCGCTAATGTTCTCTACAGACGTAGATTTTTTGAACAATATGTTACAAAATTATACACAACTTGGAGGTGTAAGCTTTAAAAAAGTAAGTCCTTTCGGAGGTACTTACGCATACAGACCGTATATCACGGAACAAATAACAACACTAGCAAAAACTAGTACAGCAGCACCAGTAGTCCTGCAAGATATTAGAAGGAACTACAGTAAAACGTTTAGATACGCAAGCAGCGCAGTTCAGTACGAAGCACCGGTTTATATAATAATGCCAGGATATACTAAACGTTCGATGAAATACACAGGAACATTAGGATCAACGGGAACTGTGAACATGGATGAAGTAATTAACGAGTGGCCCCAAATGGAAATCTGGAGCGACGTATACGTTACATGTAAACAGTCACGCACTTTCAGCGTGACAAATCCACCAGCAAGACGTTTATTTAGTACCAACCCAGAACTAAATGAAATCAATACAGATTTCAACAAGATTAAACAAGACGTTCAAGAGTCTGTTATGGATCAAATTTCAAACAGTCACCCAGTGCTAGGAGCAGTAGCAGCAATCGCCGGATTAAGAAAGAGACCAAGGGATGAATTTAAAATGTAATTTATTTAAAATCGCAATCATTGTTAGGTTCAATAAATTCAGAAGTAGTTATATGTTTTAATAATTCACTAAAAGATTCATAAGGGGAATAATCTTCACGCTGAGCTTGATGTTCGTTCAGAAAATCAATGATAGAAGCATCGTCGATTATAGGGGCTTCTTCGATTATTTGAGTTTCTTGCTCCGATAACTCAATGACACTCTCTTCTGGTTCGACTTCAATTGGTATGAGATCGTTAAAGTGTTCTCCCGCCATAGAGCGGTAGTCATCCAAGTCCACAATTTGCCAACGATCATAAGTAAGCAAATGCTTATGATCATGTACATCGTGATTGGTGAGGACAACAATCTTGACAGAATATCCGAGCCAAAACATGTCTGAGTCATATTTACCAGAAGAGACACAACCATCTTTAAGTTCCTCAAAGATATCCCAAGCAAAGTACTGAGGTTGCTTATTTCGAGCATAGTCGAATATAGCTATCTTGTAATCACCTTTAGAAAAAGCGTGAATAATATCGTGAGCTTTTCCACCACGGCAATAGAAAACGTCAGAGCCGTGAGTATTGCGAATAAACTTCGCAAGATGGGACTTGCCAGAATTACCGTTCTTATCTTGGACAAACAAAATTCGACGATCGGTCTGCTTCATCAATTTGTCGTAGACTTCTTTCTGCCACGGCCGAAGTGAAGTAACTGCGGGAGGATGGCAAGCTGACCGTTTGTTTGTTTGAGTAATCTGCTTCAGCTGATTGTAGCAACGAATGGTCGTTTCGGGACAGAGGGCTGCGCATTCCTCCAGGTTGTTGCAGCTGAGAAGGCGTGCATACAGATTCAGGTTCGAACCAGGCTTTCCGAGCTCCAGAAATACATTCTCCTTCGCACAATAATCTCGGGATTGTTCGTCCGTACCAAAGGCAGATTCCATATGAGCTCGACTGAGAGCAGGGATCAGTGACCTCCACTTCGAAAGAGTCCCATCTCTGGCCTTCAAAAAAGAATGGTGGAAGTGGATGAAGCCTTGCAAATGCGGAGTACCGTTTGCACCAACTTCTTTTCCGATGATACAATACTCGATGTTCTTCAAGAGCGAGTTCAAGAGAGTTTCCAACTGTAGACATTCTTCTTCAGTGTAATTGTTCAGGGTGAAGCAAATACGATTTGAACGGAGATAATTCTTCTTAGGAGGCATGGCGAGAACTAATAAATAAAAGTTGGAAACACTACCTTTTATACGGCAAAAACGGAAAAAGAAACGCGGACGTAGTGCGGTCGCTCGCTACGCTCGCTCGCTAGCGTTCAATAATATTGGAGTTCGCCTGCGGCTGCTGATGACTCCGAGGCGCTATACGGAAGGCTACGCCTTCCTGCGTGCGTGGTCCAAGGCAAGGCGTGCAGACAGGGGGCTGCGCCCCCCGAACCCCCC